CAATCATAATAAAAAAAAAGATAATAAAAAAAAAGATAATAAAAAAAAAGATAAAGAAGATGAAGAAATTAAAGAAAATGAAGATGATAAAGAAGATGAAGATGATAAAGAAAAATTATGCGATGACGAATTGAATCGTGACATAAATAAAAAAACAAATAAAGAAAACAAAATAACATATTACACGGTCAATAGTAATGAACACTCTGAACCTAAATTTTATAATGATTACATAATACATATTGAAGAATATATTACACTGGAAAACATTAATAAAATAATCATAACAAATCCTAAATTTCAATTATTACCTTTTGTTAATGATTTTAATGATAATTTTTCGGTATGTATTAATGGTAAAACAACTACATTCAAATTACCTGATGGATTTTATGAAATAGCTGAATTATTAGAAATATTAAATTCAACATTTAGTAGTTTTAAATTAAAATTACACATTTATGAATCTGAAGACCATAAAATAATTATTGAACATGACACTAAAAAATTTTTTATTAATATCACAAATGATTCAATATTTAAATTATTAGGATTTACAAATAGTAAATATGATAATCAATTAAAATTTATTTCTGAAATAAGACATTCATTTATTGAAAAAAAAATATTCATGTTTATTACAAATATCAATAATGATGATCCAATAGCCGAAATCACTTCATCAAATAAATTGATAAAACACACATTAAAAATAACACCACAAAATATTAATTTAATTCATATACAATTTAGGACCAACGAAAATTTACCGGATCTTGTTAATTTTAATGACATTTCACATTCATTTACTATTGGTTTTATTCAAAAAAAATGAAAAATATTAATATTTAATATATCATAAATAATATATTAAATGTTATTATTCATTCTACTTTTTGGACTTATTACATTTATTTATAATATTAATAATGGCTTTTCAAATTTTCATGCCCTTTTAATGACGATTCTTGAATTAAATTTAATATCTGTTTTGTTAATGTTATCTAATATAGTAATCACATCCACAACGTCTATACAAAAAAATATTAAATTGGTATAGGTATAATTTTATCTATTATATATGTATCAGCATCATGTTTTTTCGGAATATTATCTTCATATGCTATCGTTCCAACACAAAAATATGTATCTGGATCATAAACATAACCTGATAATTTATCTAAATAATATGACCCAATTTTAGAATTTATTAATGCTTTTATTTTTACTAACTTTACACTAATAATTTTTGTAAATAAAGTATTTGATCCACTACTTAATTTAAAATCATCTATTGGATCATCTTTATATGCTGGTAATATTTGTTTATCAAACAACGTCGCGTCTTCAAATCTAAAACATCTAATATTTTCCAATAAACTATTTTGACTTTTATTTAATTCACAATCAATGGCCACTTCTTTCATCGCCATCAAAAAAGAATTATTCAATTCTTCTTTTGATTTAGCTAATTCACCAAGAAATTGATCTGCTGTTGGTTTTAATGTTATATTCTTCTTAATTGATCTATATCTATATACATCGACATGTCTTTCATTTAACGGTAATTGTTTATGTGAACATAATCTAATTGCCCGTCCAATAACTTGTTGTATCATCGGCTCATTCCAATAACTTTCCATTATATGTACTTGTCTAACATTCATTAAATTAAGTCCTTCACTTCCGGCAGAACTAATCATTAAAATTTTAATAATATCACCATTAATATTTTCCTTCTTGTTAAATATTTGTAATATATTACTTCTCTGTTTTTTATCAATTCCACCATGATATTCAGCATATTTAAATTTTGATTTTGTTTCAGTACCATATCTAGAAAATCCAAAATAATCTAAATATATCGAAAATATTTCTAAACCTTCCATTAAAACATAATTTGAATATAATAATATTGTTCCTTTTGATGCTAAAATAGTAAATATAATTCTTATAAATTTAGCTGACGACTCATACATAGTTTTGTATAAATCAGATTTAATAACATCATTGTTAAATTCATTATAATTATCTTTATATTTTTCATGATAATCATTAACATCATCCTCCAATGTCCTGTTACTTGATTTTTTCATTGATTCTAAATAATTCTTATAAACTTCAATATATTTGTTTATTGCATCAATATAATTTTGAATTTTATAATATGACGTTTTTGTTAAATTCATTATCTTTTGATCATCCTTTTCCGATATTTTAAAATTTCTCGGACGTGGTCTCATTTCACCCGTCATTCCATTCCCCATATTGGGAAATACAAAATTACATGATTGACGTGTATAACTTCTATACAATCCTTTCTTTGAAAATGATCCTTTTATTGAATGCATTTTTAATGCAATTTTATCCTCAATATTTTCAAAATATATATAAATATCTTCTTGATATCCTGACATTTCAACATCAACATAATTAATTATCTTACTCGCATATGCATTTGGTTCCATCCCAGAATAATATGATACAAGACCCATTATTCTTCTTTGAAACATATTTTTACGAATCGGATTTATGGATTTTTCAGCTATATATTCACTATTAAATTGTAATTCACTCTTAGGAAAAATATTCGGTCTTAATAAATTAAATAACAATGCAAGTTCAAAAGGCGTATTAATAACAGGTGTTGCTGACATTAATATTACTCTGGTGCTTTCATTATCAAGTTTATCTTTTATAATGTAATTATAAATAATTTGAGCTCTTGTACCTTGTCTAGTCGTTATATTACTGTATACATTCCTTATAAAATTATGCACTTCATCTATTATGTATATAGACTTTTTATTAATATCACCACTCTTAATAGCCTCCATAAATAATTTATCAGCATTTGGTGCATCATATGATATAAACTTTATATTTTTCATCATTACATTTTTTTTATCTGTTGTTAAATACACCTCTAAATCCTTTAACCACGGATCATTTTTTAATGTTGCTTTTATTAATATAAATACATTCCATCCAATATCATAATTATATAACATATTATATATGTTAATTGCTGTTGCTGTCTTTCCTGTTCCAACTCCATGATATATCAATATATTATGATATGGCCCATTGTAATCAAGAAATTTTGATAAAAATAATTGATACTTTTTATATTCTTTCTTTCCATTATGAGTAGTTATACTACATGGATCAATATCATTCCTAAAAACCGTCTGTAATTTAAACTCCTTAAAATTTTTTAAAACCCACGATGGAAATAATCTTCCATTAACTTTTAAATCAACATATTTATTTTTTGACATTTATATTATTTTAATCATATTTTTAAAAATATAATTAAAATATCTTTAAACTCGCCCAATACTATTTGTCATTATTGTAGTATTAAAATCATATAACCTAATCTTGTAATATACTGTTTTCCCAGCACCACATAATTCATCAATAATTTTAGTTATATCAATGTCACCACTATACTTTTCAAATGCATAATTATCATTTTTATTAAAACATCCAACGTAAAAATATGAATTTGATTTATCAATATCTATTCTTTGAAAAGGCATATGACGATAATCCAAACATACTATACTAAGTTGTGTTAATGGTTCATATGATATAAATCTACATCTATTATAGCCAGTTATCTTAAAAGAAATATGTAATTCTAATAATTGAAATTTATACCACTCAATTTTACATCCCATTTTATATGCATTTTCAATAATTATATTTATCATGACATCCAATAAATCTTCCCCACTTTTAAATAATACTGGCTTCTTATTCCCTTTATTATCCATTTCTCCCATTATAAATTCTGTACCTGTATTGCTTAAATTAACACTATAAATATCATTGTTATTTATATCCAATCCCGTTATGAGTAAAACCATATTTATTATTAATTATTTATTAAATTTTAATTATTATAATAAATCAATTTTTTTATATATCTAAAATACATTATTTATACAAGCACTAAATGCCTCCTTAAATTTATCCAAAAGAATAATTTTACTATCACTGCTTGCAATCACATTCAATAAAAATTTAAATTTTGTTATAGTATTGTAATTTTTAAATCTCTCAGATATAACACCATAAATATCGTCCGGTAAAACATCCTCTGGATTAAAATTACCATTTCTTGATGTTACTTTAAAACACATTTCAGGTCGCGTAATTGACACTATTTGAATTACATTGTCATGATCATCCAATCCATAAATATTTAACATCCTTATATACTAAATACAATAAATATAATTATATTATAATTTCATTTTTTTTTATATAATTAATAATTTTGGATAAATATTCATCTTACTATTTGTTATTCTCACTATTACTTTATGATCAGATATAACAACTGCATTGTTGTATATTTTAATTTGATTCTCTTTTGATTCTATTGATTGATCTAGAATTTTTAATTGTTTTTCATAAAAATCCTTTTTGTCATCCATTAACTTCATCACAATTTTATTATCCCTTTTCAATCTATTAACATTCGTCTGCACTTGACATGTAATTATATTTTTCCTACTTAAAGAATTCATAAATTTATAAATATCAAATAACATCTTGAAAATATTTTCATTTTCTAAATGTTTTTGTTTCATATACTTGAATAAAATATAATACATCCCAACACAATCATATGAATCATCAAATCCTAATATATATTTTTTCATCAATTCACTATTCTTATATTTATATTTTTTAGTTCTATCAATTAAATTAAAATAATTCAATTGACTTTCATATTTAATACTATCATAATATTTTAACAAATATTTATCATTATTTATATCTGGTTGTCGGTGTTTTAATCTATCGTTAAAATATCTTATTTTACTTGTTATTAATCGTGTCTCTGTTGATCTCGCTCTTGGAAATATCTGTAAAAATATTTTACCCATTAAATATAATTTATTCTTTTTATCAGTAATATTATTCGTAATAACTATTTTGTCATTAATATCATCAATATTATATTCAAAATTAAGTGTACCACTTTCAATATTTGTAAATGGAAAACGAAGTTTTAACATTATAAATTCCGAATCTAATAAAATTCCCCATTTCTCTTGATTTATCATATCAATCCATATCTCTTTTTCATTTACTTCTCTTCTCATATCCGATATAAATAATATTTTAGACGATTTTACAATATTTTTTATCAATTTAACTGTATCATATGTAAAATAATCATTTATAATTTTAACTTTATCATTTTCTTTAACTGCAAATTTAGAAGGATCAACTAAAATCCATTTACATTCTGGAAACATTTTAAGCACAATTGTTAAATGCATACATGGCGCAGCACCAACATATACCACAGTATATCCATCTAATGAAATATATTTAGAAACAATCGTTAAAAATTCAATCTCCGAATATAATAACTTCATCTGCCCCCAATGACATTGAAATATCGCTAATTGACCCTCTTCATATGGAATTTGCTGATATTTTGATTTCAAACTTCTAAAATATTTATTCATCTATAATTTTATAAATCTTATTTATAAAATTATTTCCATTAATATCTTTATAAAATCTCATAAACTTCCTCACCCTCATTTGGAATCATCCTACAAACATTAAAATATTCTAACGCCATCCTTGCAACCTCCAACGTCGCCTTTATCTTGGTATTACATGTTGCCTTTGCAATTACATTTTTGTCATTATCCCTCACAAACACAGTAAAAACTTTATTCTCTAAATCAGCTACCTCATCTTCATATACAGGAGTTTTCCAATTCATTTTCTGATAATATTTTGATAATTGCCCCTTATAATTACAATCATTATATATCAATGATGCTATATCAATTTCCTCTTCTATTATATTTATTATAAACTTCTTACATATATTATAATTGCTTTCCAATGATAATGCACCAATAAATGACTCAAAAATATCTTCAGTTAATTTTTCATCTGTATTTCTCCTTTTTTCCATATATCTCCCTAATAAAATATACTTCTCTAATCCAAGTCTTTTCGTAATAAATGATAATGAACTTGTCTGCTCTATTTTTGCTCTCAATGAAGTTAAAAATCCTTCCCTTTTATCTGGATATCGTGTAAATAAATATTCGGCTATAACTTGATGTATTACTGCATCTCCAAGATATTCTAATCTACCATATGAATCTTTTTGTAATGGTAATGCATCATCAGGATCATTAATCGGTTCAGCATCTTTCATCAAACTATTCATTTTCTGTGTTATATCTGTATATTCTTGATATGATTCATGTGTCATTGCTAACTGATATTGCTCTAAATTAATAACTCTATGTCTCAATTTGTATTTTTTAAAAATATCATTAATAATTTTTTTATTAATATATATGTTATATTCGTTCAAAACTAATAATTTTGTTTCCATTTAATTATTCCCTTATAAATAATTAAATTGTTATTTATTTAATAAATAATTAAATTGTTATTTCTTTATCTAATAACCATAATTTTACTTCATAATCGCCTCTTGTAACCAATATCAATTCATTAAAATTAATAAAACAATATGGATGTGTATTGTCAGCATATCCACCATAACCATTAAATTCATAATTTAAAATTCGTAAAACTAATTTAAAATTGTCCATTCCATAATATGGATAAATAACTATCGTCGGAAAATTTGAATTATTTCTTTTTCTAACTTTAATTTTTCTTATATAACTCAGAAGAAATTTATTTTTCATAATCTTTCTAATACAATTCAATTTAAATTCCTCCTTCGGTTGGATCGCTATTTGAAATTCCATATTCAAAATAAGTTTAGCTTCCCTAAATTTTTCTCTATCTAAATCTAATAAATTTTTTTTCAATAAATTATGATCAATTGATATCCCATTTTGCCATCGCAATAATTTCAATTTTGGAATATTAATAATATCATCATCAAATAAATATATCCCATATCCATCATTCATGTAATCAAACCTATAATCCATCAAAAATTTCAAATTTTCATTTATCTTTTTACTCAATTTATTACTTGATTTATTATCTTCACTTTTCACTTTTATATTCATATAATTTTAACTTTAGATTTTTAGTATTCAATATATTATTTCCAGATGTATTATTATAATATTTATCAATTTCTACACTGGGTTCCATATAAGCTGTTTCAGGATCATATGACCATATTAAATATTTACCTTCACGTTTTCTCTTAGCAATTCTTATAAACTTTTCTCTGTCTGGTAAAATCGTCTTTCCAATACAATTAACAAAAAATTCCCTAAATAATGTTTTATCAATAATTGTTTTATCCTCATCTTTCAAATACGAATTCCGTGTTTTAATCAATTTTGATATCATTTTTTTATAAATTGTTTCAACTCCTTCTAATTTTACTGTTTTGGCTTTTAATACTAAAATTAAAGAATATAATAATACAATATGAAATGACCCTATCAATACTGTACCATCTCTTTTTTTAACAGTTTCCCCAAATTCTAAACACGGTACTTCATTAAATTGTATACATTTATTATTATTGTTATACATCCTACATAATAAAAAATCACCATAATATATCTCCACATTATGTCCAGTAAATTGAAAAAATGGATAATATTCAACATGACTTATATCACTACTTAATTTTTCATCCTTTTTTAATTCATTAACTAGATCGGTTCCATCATCAACATAATTAACAGATATAACATCGTACCATGGAATATTTATCAAATTTTTATTTTGTTTTGTTTTATATAAATAATAATTATATGCATATAATCCAATTATAATACACGTTTTATGATCAACCAAAAAATTAAATATCTTTTCCAATGCATAATTTAATATTGATTCACGCTTATTAAATTTTAATGGTTCTTCAATATTATAAAATGGGTAATATTTTTGTAACATATAAAATCTTTTAAACGCCTTCATATCTTCTTTTTCACTTATCCTCCAATAACTCGTTACTGGATCGGAAAACATTCTTAAATAATCAATTGACACAAATTCTGAACCAACTACACAAAAATTATCAATATTTTCAAATGGTATTGCATTATATATTATGGTTGGCACATATGTAATATCACAATATTTCAAATTATTAACTATAATAGTAACTGTTTCATCATGTTGCGCATCTCTACAATTTACATATGGAAATCCCGCCGAATATAATATATTTGATATTTTAATACCATCTGATTTTGGCATTGGGGAATAAAAATCAATATCATGAAATTTATCATCAGTATATATCATATCTTCTTCACTCTTATTTTTTATTAATAGATTTAACCCATATCCACCATATACTTTTCTCTTATTATCCTGAATATACTTAATAATTACACCCATTACATCGTCTTGTTCTTTCCTTGTAGGTTCATAAATCTCTAATTGTTTTCTTTCTACATCTTCCATTATTTTACTTAAATTTTTAGATAAAACTACAATATCACTTTCTTTATATAAAGCCATAATAATATTAATATGGAAAAATTGATTATTTAAATATTATTTATTCAATTTTTATTTAATAATAATAATATAGCCATATACATGGATATAGATAAATATTTTATCAATTTATTCCATTTTATCACCGAAAATAGTAAAGACATTACATGTGATTTATTAATATATGCCATAAAATCATTAAATAGAAAAAATGCATTAAATAAACTATCAAAATATATTAATATCTTAGATGCTATTGAAATAGAAAAAGGAATATTTGAATTTTCATTAATAACCGTTACAATTAATAATTTTGATTATTCTTTAATTGTTGCTATATATCAAGATAAATTAAATGATATGTGCGCTAATTTAGATCCAACTAATAAAAAAATTAATAATAAAACTCTTATTGAATCCACAAAAACTAAAAATATAAAACCATTTTTTATTTCATTTTTATCCCCCGAACAATTAAATCCCGAAAAATGGAATGATTTATTGGAAAAAAGAAGAATTAAAGAAGAAACCGAATCTAACATATCAACAACAGATACATATAAATGCTATAAATGCGGTGAACGAAAATGCAGAGTAACAAAAATGCAATTACGTTGCGTTGACGAACCAATGACGACATTTATAACATGTATGGTTTGTCATAATACATGGACTAAATAAATAAATTATTGATATATTTTATTTATTTTATTTATTTTTTATTAATTTTTCTTGGTTTTCTTAATCTTATTAACCTTCTTTTTGTTTTTCATATAAATAGCAATTAAACTATTATGAGAATCATAATACGCCCTTGGTAACCATTTTTTATATGGATTTATATTACCATTTTTATTAATACATGTAATCATATCCATATTTATACCCATTTCATCCGGATTATAATAACACCCCTTACCATAACGTTTAACATCTGAACAATTTACATATTCAATATTCTTAAAATTCAATTCACGAAAACCAACTTTATCAAAATGACCTCTTGATAATTCATCTTTATTCAAAATAAATCCAAATCCACGATTATAATATTTCTTTATTAAACTAAAAAATTTTTCGTCTTTGGAATAGTTTATCAAATCAATATTTATTCCGGTTAATAATGCAGATATACATGACGGTAAATAATATACATTATCACCAGAATAATACCCTCTTACACATGGAAAATGAAACAAGCTAATTGTTCCAAAAAAATCATGTTCACTTTTATAATTCGTAAATAATTGAATCGGTTTTAGTAAAATTTTATCAAATGTCACTTTAAATTTAATTTTATCAATCATCCTAAAAATTACATTTTCATTTTCATCAAACAAATTTAAATTTTCATCGTGATCAAATTTTCTTTTTCCTTTTTTTTCATTAATATTATTCACATAATTAACAGTAAATTCACTTACACTTGGTAATTTAAACAATTCATTAACAAATATATCTGATAATTTATGAAATTTAAGATCTGCTATTAATTGTTTGAATTTTTGCAACTTTTCTTTCAAATATATTACATATAAATATTTCAATACATCAATTGAATTATAATTTTCTATCAATTTATTTATATCCCAATTTTTTCCACATTCATTATTTATCTGAGCAAGATTATTTTCCAAAAATTTCCTAGTCATATAAATGGAAACACCTTTTTCACCTACAACTGTATATTCAGAATGTATTCTTTGTTTGATACTTTCACAAAATTTGTTAGATAATTCAACAAAAAAAATAAAATTACGATATCTACATAGAACATCAATATCTGAATCATGATAATATTTATCATAATATTCTAAAATTTTCTCATCATAACTTTTTGTTTGATCAGACCAATCAATTAAAATTGGATATTTTTGTGAACATGCAGGTATTACACTTCCACAAATTGCATAATCAATCTGATTATTGAGAAAATTAAATATATTACTGTCTAGCTTTCCACATGCAAATAAATTTAACCGATGTCTAAATTTTTGCAAATTACATAAATGATAATCATGATCTTTTATCATTTTATATCCCATCAAATTATTTTTAACATCAATTACATCATCCGGTAAAAATATACTTAAATATGGATTATCTCGCATATGATCAGGATCAAATGGAAATGATGGAAGTAAACATGCAACATCTATATTAAATACAAATCTATTCCAGTAATATATGTTTGATTTCTTAATTTTTTCCTCAATATAAAAACAATTCCATGCATATCCAAACAAATATTTATACAATGGCATAAACTTCTTTATTGTTGGTAACATCTTTTGTAAAACAACTTTACTATTCAATACTGAATGACAATATTTTTTCGAAACTAAATACATATTAAAAATATCAAACATATTAATACCAGAATTAAAAATAACATCCTCGCTTGAATAGTCACGTAAATTATCATAATAATAAACATGTTTTTTATTTAAAATTAAATTCGTTCCAACATCATTTAAATATCCACTCGTCACAATTGGATCTGAATTATACGAAAAAAATGAATCTTTAGATTCATCACCAATAAACAAATCATTATTTGCTACATTTTTATTTCTCATATTAAATATAGACGAAAATTCCACTTCACAGTGATTTATATTACACCAATATGTCGCTTCATATATATCATAAACAAAATTGGTTACTTTATTCATTATTTTTTTTGTTACATATTCATCGGCATTATACCACAATTTAATAAAACACATCAAATCATATATATCTAAAATACCAGTATCAGTTGTCATAATTTTACTAAAATGCTTAATAATTTTAGAATCGCCTTTAGAACTAATTAATGGAATAATAATCTCTGAATCATTTGGACTATGAATCCCAAAAATATTAAACATGCCCGAATGTTGTATACACGCAATTTTCCTAAAATAATAATTATCTAAAATAGATACTGGAAATTCAATACATTTAAAATAACCACATAGCGTGTATAATCTTTCAATTGATAAATCTTTATTAAAAATAGCATTAATTTCACCATTTAATCTTTCACTGCTGTTTTTTAAACACATAATATATACTTTTTCATAACGTTTAATTATGTCATTCATATCCATTTCATAATCACTAAATGGAATAAATAATGGATTGGTTCCTGTAATTATCTTCAACTTATTATCTCCAAAATCTATTCCAAATTCAAATAAATCTGTCGCCATTAATTAACTTAATTTATTAATAAAACAATATTGTAAATATTATTTTATTTAAATATAAAATTTTTCAATTTTTTTATTGTCTATTTTATAGATAACTTAAACTCTCATCAATCATTTTATTATACATAAACATATCGTCTTCATCATTAAATACATCAATTTTAATTCCATTTCGTAATTGATTATAAATTTCATCATATTGATCTTCTTGTTTATCTTCCTGTTTATCTTCTTGTTTATCTTCCTGTTTATCTTCCTGTTTATCTTCTTGTTTATCTTCTTGTTTTATTTCTTGTTTTATTTCGTGTTTATCTTCTTGTTTATCTTCTTGTTTTATTTCTTGTCTATCTTCTTGTTTTATTTCTTGTTTATCTTCTTGTTTTATTTCTTGTTTTATTTCTTGTTTTATTTCTTGTTTATCTTTCTGTTTTATTTCCTGTTTTATTTCTTGTTTTATTTCTTGTTTATCTTCTTGTTTTATTTCTTGTTTATCTTCCTGTTTTATTTCTTGTTTTATTTCTTGTTTTATTTCGTGTTTATCTTCTTGTTTTATTTCTTGTTTTATTTCTTGTTTTATTTCGTGTTTATCTTCTTGTTTTATTTCTTGTTTATCTTCCTGTTTATCTTCTTGTTTATCTTCTTGTTTTATTTCTTGTTTATCTTCCTGTTTTATTTCTTGTTTATCTTCTTGTTTTATTTCTTGTTTATCTTCCTGTTT